CAGTATTTAAGAGATGTTATGGCAAGATACCGTAACAAACTTACTTATGATGCTAACACAGGTGAAATTAGAGATGACAGAAACTATATGTCAATGTTGGAAGATTTCTGGTTACCAAGTAGAGAAGGTGGTCGAGGAACAGACATTACTACTTTGCCTGGCGGTCAAAACTTAGGTGAGATTGCAGACATTGAATATTTTAGAAGTAAACTATATCGTTCTTTAAATGTACCAGCAAGTCGTTTAGAGGCAAACAACGGTTTCAATTTAGGTAGAGCTTCTGAGATTACAAGAGATGAACTTAAATTTACTAAGTTTGTACAAAGATTAAGAAAGAAATTTACTGAATTATTTAATGATTTATTAAGAACACAATTAGTATTAAAAGGTGTTATTAATGAAGAAGATTGGATTTCAGTAAGAGATAGTATTAACTATGATTTCATCCAAGACGGCCATTTCGCTGAATTAAAGAATACTGAAATGATGCGAGAAAGATTACAATTGGCTAACGAGATGAGAGATTATATCGGTAAATTCTATTCTGTAGAGTATGTTAGAAAGAATGTTCTTAAACAAAACGCTAGAGAAAGAGAAGATATTGATAAACAAATTAAGAAAGAAATTGAAGACGGGATTATTTCTTCACAAGAAACAGACCCTAATTCAACATTATAAGGAGTAATGAGATGAGTGAAAATACAAAAGCATTTATTGACGCTTTACAAACAGGTGACAACATGGCAGCCGGTGACGCATTTAAAGATGCGTTAAGAGATAAAGTTGGTGCAGCTTTAGATACAAGAAGACAAGAATTAGCTTCTTCTTTATTTAATAAAACAACTAATGAGGCTATGCCACATAGTGACCCTAAACCTGAGATTGCTGACCCAGCGACATTTGACCAACAAGGTAATGTTGTTGCAATGGGTAAAGCAAATGACGGTCAAGCAGAAATTGATTTAACGCAAGATGCAAAAGAAACTGAGTAATTTAATATCAACAGGTGTTGATACAAAAACATTTAATAGTTTACCACCTTTACATAAAGAAGTGGTAACAGACTTTTTCAAAGTATTAGAAAAAGAAAAAGGTAATATGGTTAAGAGAGTCGAAGCTGCTGTAGATGTGGTTTCAGACCATCACAATGTAAATACGAGTGTATTATACAACTATATTGAAAAGGAAGTTGACACACAATTGGGAGAAAAATAATGGCATGGGTTACAGTACCAGGTTCAGATAACATTTGGGAGTATGATAACGCCGCTACAGTTAGCGACACATATCCTGATTCGGCTGATGGTGCAAACTCAGTTATTTCTGGTGGTATAAGAACTTATACACATCCTAGTGATAGTCGTACGGTTCAAGTTTATATTAAAACAAGAAAAGCTGGTGAAACAAAAGAGCGTGGTGAGTTATCAAAAACTTTCTATGATAGTACCTCAGGTCATATTGGATTTTAATTGTGGCTATTATAACATCTAAATTAGTCGATAACGACTTTAAGATAATTGTAAACTCAAACGGTATTGGTGGTGAGTTTCAACAAAAGTTAGTTGATGTAGTAGGTTCTAATAATGCTTCAAGTGAACCAAAAGTTTCAATTGCAAATATGCAATACGAAATTGAAGGTACTGGACAGATAACAGTATTTTTTAAAAATGATGCAACTAAAAAAGTTGTAATATCTGGTAGAGGTAATTGGGGACTAAAGCCAGACGAAGTTAAGATACAAGACCCTATTGGAGATATATTACTAAACAGTAGTGACGCAGTTACAAAATATAATATTGTAATTGAATGTCATAAAGAGGCAGGATACAAATAATGGCAGACACAGTAACAACACAAACTATAGCTGATACTTCTGGTGTTAAGTTTGTTACGAAATTAACAAACATCTCAGATGGTACTGGCGAAACTCAGGTAAAAAAAGTAGATGCTTCAGAATTAACTTTTATGTCAGAAGATGGCAATAGAAAGATTAGTAAGATTTGGTATTCTATCAATACTGCTAATAACAAGTCTGCCGTAGAGTTGATTTGGGACGGGGCTACAAATGCCACAGCAGCTTTTCTATCAGGAAACGGCTATTGGGATTTGAGACCAGCTGGAGATGAGATACCAAATAATGCAACTACACCTACTGGAGATGTACTTTTATCTACAAAAAATTTCGCAAATGGCGATAACTATACGATTATTATAGAGTTTAGGTAAAAAGTTTTATAAATATTATACAAAAGAGAGATTAAACACATGAAACTAATTTCCGAAGAAGTATCAAATGCCGAGTATTTGGTTGAAGAAACTAACGGCAAGAAAAATTATAAAATAAAAGGTATCTTTTTACAGGCCGAAATGAAGAACAGAAACGGCCGAGTATATCCTATGGAAGTCCTTGAGAAAGAAGTATTAAGATATAACAAAGAATTCATCAATAAAAAGCGAGCATTCGGAGAATTAGGTCATCCTGACGGTCCTACAGTTAACTTAGAGCGAGTATCACACATGATTACTAAGTTACATCCAGATGGCAAAAACTTTATCGGTGAAGCAAAGATTATGGACACACCATACGGTAAGATTGTAAAAGGTCTTATTGATGAAGGCGCTCAATTGGGCGTATCTAGTCGTGGTATGGGGTCCCTAATACAGCGTAACGGTGCTAATTATGTCAAAGACGACTTTTATTTAGCTACTGCCGCTGATATTGTCGCAGACCCAAGCGCTCCTGACGCCTTTGTACAAGGTATCATGGAGAATAAAGAGTGGGTATGGGATAATGGTGTTCTTGTTGAAAAGGATATTGAAGCCTGGAAACAAGAAGTTCGAAGTGCGAAACAAAGAGCTTTAGAAGAAGCAAAACTAAAAGTCTTTGAATCGTTCATTAGAAAACTGTAGTTTTATAAATATATTCTAAGAAAAGAAAATTTTATAAAATTTTATAAAAACTTAAAGGAGATTTCTCAATGGCCGAAACAGAAGCAAAAATTGAGGCGTTAAAAGAGCAGACTGTAGAAGAAGCTAATGCTGTTAATCCGCAGGCTGACGCTCCGAAAAAGAATGCTGTAGCGGCTGAACCTTCACACCTTTCAAATGAGGCAGAAGATTTAGGTGCAGCTGTAGTTAAACCTACGGACAGCAATCCTGACGCCACAAAGAAAGTAAAAGAAGTTTCTGGCGACCCTCAACAGAAAGCTGAAGTTGCTCCCGAAGCATCTCATCTGAAGAAAGAGGAAGCTGAAGCTGAAGAAGGTTCTGAAGAAGAAATCAAGGAAACTGCTGAAGAAGAAACAACAGAAGTTGCTGAAGAAGTTATCGAAGAAGAAGATAACATTGATGTAACTGCTGATGTAGATGCTTTAGTGGCAAACGAAGATTTATCTGAAGAATTTAAATCGAAAGCTGCAACAATTTTTGAAGCTGCTCTGAAATCAAAAGTTTCAGAAATGAAGAAAAAAATGTATGCGTCTTACGATAAAAAAATGAAAGAAGATTTAGAGAATGAAAAAGCGGCTCTCGTTGAAAAAGTCGATTCTTATCTCAACTATGTTGTAGAAGAATGGATGAAAGAAAACGAAATCGCTTTGGAAAGAGGAATCAAAGGCGAAATCGCTGAAGATTTTATCTCTGGTCTTAAAAAACTATTCGAAGACCATTATATTGATGTCCCAGACGAAAAATATAATGTCTTAGAAGACCAAGCTTCGAAGATTGATGATTTAGAGAAAAAGCTAAATGAGTCAATCGAAAAGAATGTTGAACTAACTAAGGTAAATGGCGAAATGAAGAAAGCTGAAATCGTAAAAGAAGCAGCTTCTGATTTAAGCGATGTTGCTAAGGAGAAATTCAACAAACTTGCAGAAGAAGTTGATTATACAAGCGAAACAGATTTCCGAGCAAAAGTAGATACTATCAAAGAATCATACTTTGGTGCGAAGAAAGATGTGTCATCTGACATTGATGATGTAGCGGTAGGCGAAACCACAAATGTGGACTTGTCGGAAAGCATGGCTGCTTATACCGCCGCTATTACTAAAACTAAAGACATTAAGTTGTCGAAATAATAGAGGAGAGAGAAAAGATATGTACTTATCTGAAACTTTTGAAAAAAAATGGCAGCCAGTCTTAGAGCACGCAGATTTACCAAAAATCAACGACTCATATAGACGAGCTGTAACTGCTACAATCTTGGAAAACCAAGAGCGTGCAATGAAAGAAGATGCTGCTTTCTTAAGCGAAGCTGCACCTACAAACTCAACTGGTGCTTCTATTTCTAATTGGGATCCAATTTTAATCTCATTAGTAAGAAGAGCAATGCCAAATCTTATCGCATACGATATTGCTGGTGTTCAGCCTATGTCTGGACCAACTGGTCTTATCTTTGCAATGAGAAGTAGATATCAGTCACAAACTGGTACTGAAGCTTTATTTGACGAAGCTGATTCAGATTTCTCAGGCAGAAATGCTGCTGGGTCATCTGTTGATGGTTTCTCATCTACAGCACAAGCTGGCACAAATCCAGAAGTTCTTAACGACTCACCTGCTGGTACTTACACAACTGGTACAGCAATGACTACAGCTGCTGCTGAAGCCCTAGGCGATGCCTCTGGTAATCAGTTTGCTGAAATGGCATTCTCAATTGAGAAATCAACTGTGACTGCTAAGTCAAGAGCTCTTAAAGCAGAATACACTATGGAATTAGCACAAGACTTAAAAGCTATCCACGGTTTAGATGCTGAAACAGAACTTGCTAACATCCTATCTGCTGAAATCTTAGCGGAAATCAATAGAGAAGTTGTTAGAACAATCTATATTAACGCAGAAAAAGGTGCTCCATCAGGCACAGTAACTACTGCTGGTATCTTTGATTTAGATACTGACTCAAACGGTAGATGGTCTGTTGAGAGATTCAAAGGTCTTATGTTCCAATTGGAAAGAGATGCAAACAGAATCGCTCAAAGAACTAGAAGAGGTAAAGGTAACATTATCATTACTTCAGCTGATGTAGCGAGTGCTTTACAAATGGCAGGTGTATTAGACTATACTCCAGCTCTTAACAACAGTCTAAATGTTGATGACACAGGTAATACTTTTGCTGGTGTTCTTAACGGTAGATTTAAAGTGTACATTGATCCATATAGTGCAAACTCAGCGTCTGCTCACTACTATGTAGTAGGCTACAAAGGTACTTCACCTTATGATGCTGGTATGTTCTATTGCCCATATGTACCACTACAAATGGTAAGAGCAGTTGGTCAGGACACTTTCCAACCGAAGATTGGTTTCAAAACTAGATACGGCTTACAAGCAAACCCATTTGCTGAAGCTGGAACTGGTGATGCAGCTGTTATCAACGGTGCTGGTTCTGCTAACTCAAACAGATACTACCAAAGAGTTCAAGTAGCGAACTTGATGTAATATCAGTTTGGTTAATACCAATACTTAAAAAGGGGAGGCGTAAAAACCTCCCCTTTTTTTATGCCTGGCGTTTGGATAAATAGTCCATATGAAAAAGATTTTAATTCAATATCTCTGGTTATTTCTTATAACACTATTCTTATTAGTGGCAGGCTTAACTATACAAAATTTTGAACACTTATGGGACGAAAATAAAAAATTTCAAAAAGAATGGGAAGAGGTAGATAAACAGTTGGAGAAAGAAAAAAATGACAGTAACAAATAGTTATAGTAGGCAACCTACAAAGTTGGATTATGCTTCACCAACACAATTTAAATTTTCTATTATAAAATTACCTAAAGTAGAATACTTTTGTACAGCTGTTAATATACCTGGTTGTTCATTAACATCTTTAGTACAACCTACACCATTCAAAGATAGACCATTACCAGGAAATGATTTAAGTTATGAAGATTTAGTAATGACATTTATGATAGATGAAAATTTAGAAAACTATCAGGAAATACATAATTGGTTAAGAGGCTTAGGTGCGCCTGATGGATACCAAGAATTTTTAGCATTACAACAAGCAGGTAATGATAGATTTCCAGGTTCTACAAATGCAGTATCAAATGAACCAGGAAAAGTTAAATACGGCGCTCCTTCTGAGGGTGCAATTTATTCAGATGCAACATTAACAGTATTATCAAGTAAAAATAATCCAGTTGCAGAATTAAGATTTTTAGGTGTTTATCCTGTATCACTATCTGGATTAAACTATGCACAACAAGAAAACGACATTCAATATTTAACAGCTAGTGTAACATTTAAGTATGATAGATACGACTTTGCGACAGCTGTTGGTGCAGGCACAACTACAATAACACACACCTAAGCCTTTACTTTTTAAAGGTTTTAGTGTATAATGAAGTGAAATATAGGAGTAATTATGGATTTAGAAAAACTACAAGAAATGGCCGATAAAGACTTGGCCATTAATGAAACAGAGCTAGACTTAGAATCCCTTAAAACTCCCCAAATACACAACAAGTATATGAAACACTATACGAAGTTTAAACTTATGTTGACTAAGGCCGAAACTGACCTTGCTCAAATGAAGCGTGATAAATGGGAGTATTATACAGGTAAGGCAGATGCCTCAGTCTATGCAGAAAAACCTTTTGATTTAAAAATACTTAGAACAGATGTCGATAAGTACATTGACGCTGATGAAGAATTAATTAGATTAAAACAAAAAGTACAATATCTTAATGCAGTTATTGATTACTTAGACAGAACACTTAGACAAATCTCAAACAGAACATTTACGATTAAAAATGCCATTGATTGGCGTAAATTTACAAGTGGTGCAATTTAATAATGACATTAACCAGGTATATTGTATTAGAAAAGAAAAACGAAGTCTATTTAACAATAGAAGCTGAAGATAATATTCGTAGAGAATTATCAGAATATTTTACATTTGAAGTGCCTGGTTTTAAATTCATGCCACAATATAGAAATAGAGTGTGGGATGGAAAGATTAGATTATATTCATATCAGACAGGTCAAATCTATGCCGGTTTATATCCATATATTTTAAAGTTTTGTAAAGATAGAGAGATACAAGTTGTCAATGGTACTAAAATATCAGATGTTACTGTTGATGAAAAGGCCGTTGATGGTTTTATAAAGGCCTTAAAAATACCATTTGAAGTTAGGGATTACCAAAAGGAGGCATTTGTTTATGCAATTAAAAAATCTCGTTGTTTATTATTGTCACCCACCGCTAGTGGAAAATCTCTTATTGTTTACCTTATTACAAGGTTTAACTTACTCAGGTTAAAAGAAAAGAAGGCAAACAAAGTTTTAATTATTGTGCCAACAACATCATTGGTAGAACAATTAAGTAAAGATTTTAACGATTACGGTTGGAATAGTGAAAGAAATGTACATAAGATATATCAAGGCCATGATAAAGATACAAACAAAAGAGTAACCATATCTACATGGCAATCAATCTATAATCAACCAAAAAAATGGTTTAGTCAATTTGGTACTATTGTTGGTGATGAGGCACATTTATTTAAGGCCGTTTCATTAACTAAAATTATGACAAAACTTGAAACTTGTAAGTATAGATATGGTCTAACAGGTACACTTGACGGAACTAAAACACATAAGTTAGTATTAGAAGGACTATTTGGTACTGTAAACAAAGTCATATCAACGGCCGAGTTACAGAATAAAAAACAATTAGCTGACTTGAAAATATATGCTTTGAT